GCGCTGCGGAACTGCGCCGCCCGGACCTCCTCTGCCGCGCGCAGTGTGAAGAGCCCCATACCGGTCCCCCGCGGCTCAACCATGACCACCCGCTCGCGGCGGCTGAGGGTAAGGCGGCCGAGCCCAACGACACCAGCTTCGGCCATTGCCGCACCGATCACCTGCAGCGTTTCAACCGCGATTGGGCCATCCGGATAGAGATAGTACGAGCTGTCGAGATAGATCGGATCGAGATCGGCCCGCGAAACAAATTTCTCCAGCTCGATCACCTTCGAGCTTTCGACATCGAGGGCTTTCAATTCCTCCGGCGTGAACGTGACGAATTGGCCGCGACCATATTCGTATCCCCTGACGACCTCGCGCTTGTCGATCGCCTCGCCGGTTTCAGGATCATGCGGCCGAAGCGCGACCCGGGTGGCGGGCGGACTCGGGTCTCCGTCAAGGTTGCCATTTTCTGCCGGGATTTGTGCTGAGGGTGACGCAGAACCTGGCTGCCCTGCACTGCGATCCAATAACGCGTCCTCGTCCACATTGACCGGCGCTGGTTGCCACACCTGGTGCAAGCGAATGGGTTTCGCGCGTGTCGTCGCTGGCGCCAAATAGACCGGACAGCTCACTAGAGAAAGGCGCAAAAAACCTCGCCAGCTCGCCCGCGGCATCGCAAATCTCCTTTTCGTTCAGTATGTCAACGGCCGGGGAAGGAGTTTCGCGCCACTCAAACTCGGCGAGAGCAGAAGGATGACGCGCCGGCCGTCAGAAGGGCGCCCCAACCCATGCCACCCGGCCATCACAACTCCTCGGCAGGAGTAGCTGGGGTAGGGTCGTATTTGATTCTGTCCTGTTCGGCCTGCCATTCGACCGAGCCGGGAGCGTAATACTTTTTGGGCGGCTGCGGCTCGGGTTGTTGTTTGAGCTCTTCCGCTCGCCGGCGCGTCGCTTCGTATGCACCCCAGCTCTTCATTCTTGGGTTGAGCATTTCCAAGGCTCCGCTGCAGGCGTCGACCTCATCGTCATGGGCGAGCTCGGGGAAGCCTTCGAGTACGCGGATCAGCTCCTCGTTCCACGCGCCGCGCCGGATCTTCACGTTCCCGGCGCGGCACTGCGAGCTGAACGGCCCAAAGCGCGTCAGCTTGTCGCCACTCTCCGGGGCCGGCGTCGCGGTGAAGCCGTCGAGCGCGCGCACGAGATGCTGCGCCTGGCTCTTGCCGGCCTGCCCCGGATCCTGGCCAAACCCGATGCGGACCGGTTTGCCGTCCTGTTCGGCGGTGTTGCGCATCACGCGCTCGACGTCACCTGGATTGGCTCGCACGCGCACCATATCCAGCACGTAGTAACCGCCTGACCTGTCGCGGCCGAGCTTGATGCCGACCGTCCAATCGGGGTCGTTGAGCTCGGTCTTTTCGGTGGCCGCGAGATCCCAATAGCGGACGACATCGAGTTCGGCCGGAACCTCGTCGACAACGCCGCACCACTCGCGCTTGAAGTAGAGCCCGGCGGCCGGCCGGATCTTCCAATTGCCGCCGAGCAGCCGCTCGCGCTCAAGCGTCGGCAATGACAGCAGCCAAGCGTAGTAGTCGGGGTTGGCCCGCAGCAGGATCGGGTTGTCGAACACGGTTGCCGGGATAAACGTGACACTGATCGGCCTTGGCGCCTCGATGCCCGGCGGCAGATGCTGCGGCTGTGGCAGATGCTGCATCAATCCCTCGGGCCGGTCGGCCCAGATCGTCTTCTCCGCGACACGGACGTAATAGCGCCGCACACCGGCCCGCTCGGGGATCGCCAGCCCGCTCTCCGGGTCGATCCACCAAGACAGGAAATCGGCGACCCAGCTATCGGCGTCCGGGTTGCAGGTGGCGCGGATGTAGGGCCGCACCCCACAGGTCGAGCGGTTGCGGCTGACCATGTAGAAGAACTGATGCGCGGTGAAATGCGTCAGCTCGTCAAAACAGATCAGAGCGATCTGCGCGCCCTGCCAGTCATAGACCGTGCTGTCGAATTGGAGGTGCGAGAACTTGATCCTGCCGCCGCGGCGCCAGCGCCACTCGCGCAGTCCGACATGCGGGACCCCGCCGAGCCGCGGATAAAAGTTCTGGCTCTCATCCCACAACCCGCCGGGGTTGGTGATCTGCGGGGTCGAGCGGCGGAAGAACACCGCGGTGAAATTCGCCACCCGCGTGGCGTAGCGCAGCGGTTCGAGGATCAATCCGACGGTCTTTCCGCCACCCGCTGCACCGCCATAGATGCAGATGTCGGCCGGGCTGCGCAGAAACTCGGTCTGCGGGCCGGGCTGCGCCGCGATGGTCGCTGCGAATGGAAATGACATTGGTCACGCTCCGAACACCGAGATTGTCGTTTTCGCGGCGCCAGCGCTCTTCCGGAGAGCACCCAGTGTCTTTTCCCGTCGGCACCGAATGGTCTGACGATAGATCTTGCAGTTCACGTGTCACCGGCTGTGTTTGCTTGGGAAACTTTGTTGATGGGCGCTCCGCAGCGTGTCGGTCATCTCCGGGTCTCGGCTGTTGTCGGGCAGCACGAGGACCACCGGCGAGCTTGCCTCGGCATCGCTGGCCGGATCCCCGTCATCCCGCACTGCCCCTTCGCGCCACTGCGCCCGCGTCTTCAGCCAGAAGATCTGCGCCGTGACATTGCCGCCTTTCGCGGCGGCGAACAAAGAGCCCGAAACGATCGCATTGGCCTCGGCGACGCCGCGGTCGAGATCGTCGCGACACCGCTTGCGCAAGGTCTTTGCCGCGCACCCGATGATCCTGGCGATATCGTCCTGACGGACGCCAGCCCCAGCCAGGTGGCGCACTTTCTCGCGCACCGTCTCGTTGACGACAAACGGCTTTCTAGGCACGGGCGGACTCTGAGCGAGCTCGCTCCTGATTGTCGGCTCGCTCGTCGAACGATTGCCCCGAGGCTTGATGGATCGCGCTCCGCCCGGTGAAGTCTTGCCAGCGCCGCAGAACGACATCGACATAGGCCGGGCTGATCTCGAGACCGCAACAGATGCGGCCCGTCATTTCGGCGGCGATCAGGCTCGTGCCGGAGCCGAGAAACGGGTCATAGACCAGCTGGGCAGGCCGGCTGTTGTTGACGATCGGGCGGCGCATGCACTCGACCGGCTTTTGCGTGCCGTGCCCCCAGCTCTGCTCGCGCTGGCGATTGCCAAATGGATTGTTGTTGGCGATCTCCCACACGGTGGTCTGCTTGCGGTCGCCCTGCCAGTGGCCAGGCTTGCCCTCACGCACCGCGTACCAGCAGTTTTCATGACGCCAATGGTAATGGCCGCGGCTCAGCGCGAAATGGTGCTTGACCCAGACGATCTGCGCCCGAGCCTGTAGCCCACAAGCCACCAGATCGGCCGCCACGATGTCGCCGTGCAGGGCTCCGTGCCAGACATAAGCGACATCCCCGGTAAACAGTGCATAGGCCTGCCGCCAGTCGGCGCGATCATCGTTGAGCACCTTGCCTTGCGCGAGGTTCCCGGACCCGACCTCGCGACGCGCGCGCCAGCTCGGATTATAATCGACCCCGTAAGGCGGGTCGGTGACCATCAGGTGAGGCTGCGCTCCCACCAGCACCGGCTCGACATCCGCCGCGCTGGTGCTGTCGCCACAACCGATCCGGTGATCTCCAAGCAACCACACGTCGCCAAGTCGAGCGACTGGGTGATCGGGTATTTCCGGAGCGCTGTCGGGATCGGTCAGACCGCTCGATCGCAACCCAGCCAGGATTTCCTCAAGCCGATGCGGCTCGAAGCCGATCAGATCGAGGTTGAAACCACTGAGTTTGAGATCCTGCAGCTCACCGCGCAGCAGATCGGGGTCCCAACTCCCCCGGGCAGCCAGTTCATTGTCGGCCAGGCGATAGGCCTGCTTCTCCTCTTCGCTCCAGCCGCGCGCGACAATCACGGGGATGGATTTGAGCCCCAGCCGCGCCGCCGCCGCGACCCTGCCATGACCGGCGATCAGCACGCCCTGCTCGTCCACCAGGACCGGGTTCGTCCACCCCCATTTCACAATGGAGGCGGCAATCTTCTCGACGTCGGTCTCGCTGTGAAGCCGGGGATTGGCGCCGTAGGGGATCAACCGTTCGCTCGACCACAACTCGACCCGCTCGGCCGGCCATGGTCTCTCGGGGCTCGCCTCTGCGGGGCCCGGTATTATCGACGACATTATTCACCTCTGGACGGCCAAACCCGTCCGGTATGCGTTATGGCAATAATAATTGGACAATTAGCGCCGACG